AAGCCTGCAAGCGCGTAACAGTAACCTGCGCGTTATCGGCCTAACTGCGACGCCATACAGGAGGCTAGAAGGGTACATATACAAGATGGATATCGACGGCAACCCATCAAGCGATGATACTTCTGCTGCGTATTTCCACAGGCTTGTCTATAGGATATCCCCACACGAACTAATTGAAGCAGGGTATATCACAAAGCCTATTATAGGATTTACCAGAGAGCACTACGACACGATAGGTATGCAGCTAAACAGGCTCGGATCTTTTGACAGGGATGACATGGATAGAGCGTACCTCGGGAAAGGACGCAAAACCGCTTATATCATCGACGACATAGTAGAGCAGGCGCAAAACAGGCATGGGGTTATGATCTTTGCCGCCAGCATAGCGCATGCAAAGGAGTGCATGGAGTCTTTGCCTGAGCACATCTCTTGTATGGTGGATGGCACGACGCCCAAGAAAGAGCGCACCAGGATCCTGCAAATGTTCAAGGACAAAAAAATAAAATACTTGGTAAATCGTGACGTTTTAACGACAGGCTTTGACGCGCCACACGTTGACCTGGTGGCCTTGTTGCGGGCGACCGAATCGCCGTCCTTGCTGCAACAGATGATAGGTCGTGGGCTGCGACTGCACCCAGATAAAGACCATTGCCTGGTACTCGACTACGCGGAAAATATTGCTCGCCATTGCCCCGATGGTGACGTCTTTAACCCTAATATATCAGGATACAAACGCAACAGAGAAAACGACATGATATCTTGCACATGCGGCACGTGTGGATCAACCAATACTTTTCTGGCCAGGCCTAATGAAGCAGGATACGGACTGCACGAAACCGGATACTTTGCCGACCTGAACGGCAACAAGCTGCTAATACCATCTCACTATGGCAGGCGCTGCCAGTCATGGGACAAGGGCAAGCAATGCGGCCATCGATGGATAGGCAAAGACTGTGACAAATGCCTCCATACAAACGACATAGCAGCGCGCTTTTGCGAAAAATGCAAGCACGAGCTGGTGAATCCAAACGATAAGTTAGTCCACGAAAATATTAAAAGTATACCTGTTGTCGATTGGGTAATCGATGACGGAGTAAGCAAAAAAGGAAATAAATTCAAAAAGATCACATATATACTGAGCACAGGAACAAGCGTGACGATCTGGTATGTAGAATCAAGTCACCCTCAAGCACGTAAGGCCGTACAGGAATTAATGGTCGCAACCAACAATTTAGAATCCCCGCCAAAAGAAATTACTTATGTCAAGAATTGGGAAACAGGATTTCACGAAGTGGTTAAATACAACTAAGGAGTAATAAAAATGAACACTAACACCGAAAAGAAATACGAATTAACGAACGAAACAAAAGTCATGCCGACAGGAGAAACTGTGTATCGAATAAAAGCTTTGCGTGATTTTGATACAACTTATAAGCCAGTAAAAGCTGGCGACCTGGGCGGCTGGGTACAGTCAGAAGATAACTTATCCCATGACGGTGGCTGCTGGCTTTTCGACGATGCAACAGGTTATCAAAACTCTAAACGAACTGGTAACGCTGTTGGTTACAATCGTAGCCGCCAGTTTGGCTGGAGTCGCCAGTTTGGTAACAGCCAACAGTATGGCGACAGTCGCCAGTTTGGTAACAGCGAACAGTATGGAAACAGTCAACAGTTTGCTGACAGTCGCCAGTTTGGTAACAGCCGACAGTTTGACAACAGCCAACAGTATGGTAACAGCCAACAGTACGGCAGCAGCAAGCAGTATGGTAACAGTTGTCAGTTTGGCGACAGTCAACAATGAGTATAATATCGATTTACCAGAATAAGGAGGCAAATAGATGATTTTCCCTGATTGGTTAACTGTTCATGGAGACAGATCCTTTCGTGGACTGTGCCCCAAGGAAACGGCTGAGCAAGTCACTTTCTTTGCGATGGTACGTAAGAGCCATCCAAGGGCGCCGGTACTGCATATCAGAAACGAGGGCATCAGGACTGCTTACCAGATAAGCAAGGAGAAGTCTGAAGGGCTGATCACTGGCGCTGCAGATATTATAGGTATTGGCAGTCCCACCTTGGTAATAGAGTTAAAAAGAAAAGACCATACCAAGAGCAAGTATGGTGATGGGCAGCTTGACTTTTTATATTCGTGCCAAAATCTTGGCGCACGAGTTAGCGTATGCCTTGGACATGAAGCGGCATACAATGAATTTTTAGATTGGAGTAAAAAAAATGGACTATATTAAAGAAGCAAGAAGAACCAGATCCGACGACTATCACGGGGGAAGCGTATCTTTTCATGATTTCCGCGACTGTTTGACATCAGCCATAAAATCCCTGCGAGAACTTGATCAAATTAAAAAAGCCTTGTTCTACGGGAAAAAAATAGAGCATGACAGGATAAATGGCGATTGCTCGCTGTTGCCTGCATGGGTTGCTGATAGCGACGAACGAGCTATCGACATAATGCACGGAATAATCGGCAAAGCTACGGAAGCGGGTGAATTGCTGGAAGCTCTCTATAAGTGCACCATAGAAGGCGAACCACTTGATGAAAGCAACACCATTGAAGAAGTTGGGGATGGCCTCTGGTATGATGCCCTGATACTTGGAGCGCTTGGAGCAAGTTTTGAAGATGCACAGCGTATTAATATCTCAAAACTGCGCAAGAGATACCCGGACAAGTTTACCGCAGAAAGAGCAGAACATAGAGACATTGAAGCAGAAAGGCAGGAAATGGCCGCAGCCACAGGTTATAGTGATGACGCGGCAGACCTTGCAATAGATCGTAAGCAAGACCTGCCGTATATCAACGGCCAGTCATTTTATGACTAGGCTTGTGTGGTGTCCGCGTTGATGGCGTCAACGTCTGCGATTGCGGTCTGCAGAGCATTCAAAGCGTTTTCGACTTCGACCGGGACCACTTGTGCGTCATTAGCATTTTGTTTCAACGCGCTGACCTCGGCAAAAATTTTATTAACTGTTGCGGTCAGTGCATTTAGTGTTACGGCAATATCATTAATATTCATTGTCATTTCCTCGATTTGGTGTTTGAGCCGGTTTATATCGCCCCGGCCCGGTAGCGCATCATCACCTGTGGTAAGTAATAATTTCATCAATTCCGCTCCCAGTGGGATCCGCCAAATATGCGCAGAGCTGCCCACATAGCCCAAGATTTAAGCAACGCCTTAAACATTGCCATGACCGCCAAGAAAGATGATTGATCATCAAACGTGCCAGCCATATCCTGATAAGCCGCTCCACGGAAAGACTCGTCAGCGTCTGCCCTGGTGTATTGTTTTCCATTGGGCAGCATACCTTGTGGCGAATACAGGTAGTCATGCAAAGTTGCAGGCTCCTGAGCCAAGTTCGCAAACAGAGAATACATTAAAGGGATCCTGCGCATACTGACGAAATTTGTTACAAAACCAACTGGCACAATAACCGTTCCCAGTGTGTCAGACTGGTAGACAAGCGGCGATTGCAAGATCCATTTTACGCCCTCGCCATCGTCAGACCCTCTTAGCATCCTGGCGTCCAAGGTGGTTACAAAATATCCCATCTATTTATCCTCCCCACTGTACGCGGTCCAGCCGATTGCTGCCGCAAAGCTCAAAACCTCGACATTTGATGACTGATCGAGCACCGAAAATGCCGATGCCCCCACAGTGACCCCAAGAAGCCGTTTAACGCATTTATATGTTTTCTGGGGGTTGGACTTCAGCAACCAATAATTAATCGATTGTACGCGATCCTGCTTGACGTAATTTTCGAGCGAGTAGTAAATCATGACGCCGAAAGCCGTTAGAAAGAAAATCAAACCCTTTTGCAGTGGCGACAGGTATATCGCATTGATTGCATCGATCACAAAACCACCTTGAGTATCATCGCGCTAAAAGTAAGCGCGTCCATTAATGCTTGATGCCCTTTTTTGGCGGATATGAAAGCCTGTACCGACGCGTCAAGTTTTTCCGCTCGCAATTTGTAGTCGTTTAGATTGGCTTTTTGCTCCGGGGAATACCTCCACCAATTAGCTGAGATTATCCCTGACAAAGTATCGTACTCAGCCTGCAACAGTCTATAGTCTGCGTCAAAGGATTGCATGCGCCCTGCCAGCCCGTCGAAGTCCCCGATTGACTCGCTCCACTTAGCGATAAAATCCTCATATCTTTTTTTGGCGGCATTGACTTTGTTTTCCTCATCCGCCGTTAGAGCTATGGATTTGATGGATGCCTCCACCTCGCCGGATGATATTGCTTCGTGCGCTATCCCTGCGTTAGTAACTGCGTTCCCATACTTTTCAATTGCCGCACAACCTGGCAAAAACGAAACTAGAACAGCTCCACCCAACATCAAGATCAAGCCTGCGAAAGAAAGATTCTCTGCATATGCCCTGCAAATCTTGTTCGTTATATGGCCGGACAGCGACACCACAAACAATAGGCCAGCCGCCAACATAGTAAGCGACCCCATAAAAATAAAAAATAGATTATTCATATTCCCTCCGAATTAGCCTGCCATTTATGTCTCGATCAAATTTGCAGCGCTTCATTTTAAACTCATCTTTTATCATTCTTTCCAGCTCTGCGCAGTCTGACAGTGTAAATTTATGGTCTGCCGTTACACACAACCCAGTCAAAAATATCACGCCATCGTCTAAGAATCGCGCTGTCATTGTCCATTTGAACGGATCCCCATATTTCCCGCCTGGGGGATGCCCGCGCAGTATGCAGGATCTTTCAGGGTTCCAATCCACACTAATGCTCATACGCATCCTTAATTTTTGTTACTATCATCAAACATCCCGGTGACATAAGATATTATCCCGATAGCAATTCCTGTGATAGCAGTAGTTGCTATCCAGATACCTTTGCCTTTATATAGTCCCTCGTGGATCAGATCGATTTTATTTTCCATCTTCTCCATGCGCTCAAATACCGTTTGCCGTCTAATGATTTCGTCTCTCACTTCGCGGTTGAGCCGCTCAAGATCAGATAATCTACCGCACATATCATGCAACTTAACCATGATCTCGATCGACTCATTGCGCGTAAGGGAGCAAGGCTCATCATCTCTATCGTAAGATCGCCTCTCAATGATCGCTCTCCTACTATCCATTATCACGCTATATCTATAATTGCCCCGACTCCATCAACAGAGTCAAATCTGATTTCCAGCGGATCCACTGCCAGATTGCGCGGAGCCAAAAGGTCGATAAAGGCAATGCATCTCTTGGTGGCTGCCGTTGAGTTATAGATGATCGCATAGCGAGCATCAGTTGGATTTGATGCATTTACGGCTATAAGCACCTTAGCAGCACGCCAAGGGACAGTTGCTCCAGACATAACAAAATCAACGGATCCCAATGTAACGCCGCCAGCTGTATAGTTGCCGCCCGGCGTGCACTCATTGGTTGCGTAGTTGACTGTCCCTGTGCCACCAAAATGCGGCAACGCCGCTCCAACTGACGGAACAACTGCAGACGTAACCAGGGCGAACTTTATTACATCTGAGTCCAGGTCGTGTATCTTGTTGCCAAGATCGGCCCGGAACTGGTTAAAAACCGAAACGTTTACTGTTGCCATTTTACAACCTCCAAGATGTTAATTATGGGTTTCCGTGTACGGCTACACGCCAAGTGTTGGCTGTTATGCTGATAGCGCCGCCAGTCTGGTTGTGAACGTACACAGTAACCTTATTTGCTCCACTAACAACCGCCCATGTTGTCGCCCCAAAAAGCCCCGCAAATGAAGCGAATGAGAACATGCAGAAATTTCCTATAGCTGCCCCGGTTACCGTAACATCAAAACTAGTTCGCTCGCCATCAGCGAGTGATATGGCGCCAGGTGTTGCCGATCCGTATAGGATGGCCCCTTGCGCGCCAGATGGAACTATATTACCCGTGTATATAGTAAGAGCATTCGAAGCTAGTGCATTTATCCCCTGGGTATTGCGCAAGATGTTTCCGGTAATAACTGATGCCGATGCATCCACCCTGATGCCATAAGCCGCATACGATGCATCTAAGCAATGGATCGTATTATCTTTTATGTGGTTGCCAATCGTAGATAGCGCTTTAACTACCTCGATTACTCCCTGCCCGGCAGTTAGCACCCCCCCGGTTGCAGGAACTTCTATTGAGTTTCCGCTAATATCACACCCTTGGAACCCGTTACTTCCAACGGTATCAAAGTGCGCGAATCTTCCGCGTATTGATCCGGTGCAATTCAAAACTTTAAGTCTACGGTATACAGTGACGGCTGGATCTGTTCGTATGAAATTGGTTGTCGCCTCAATGGTCACTCCTTCGATGGTGATGTCCTGCTTCCCGCGAATAACAAAAGCTGCGTCGCCCCATCCATCAACGGACTCCATCCTCACAGCCCCACCCTTCCATGCGGAATCCTGCTGATCAAACCATACCCCCACGCTGCTTGAGTCCATCCCAGCACCAGCTACAAGAAAACATCCGCTGAACTCTACACCGTACCCAACTTTAGCACCTATAAAATAATTGCCAAAAATGGAGCAGTTCGTAAACAGGCATTGTGAGAGAGACCCGCCAACGTCTGGCGCTATACCGTAATTATTTCGTATCAGTATTGTGTTGGTCATCTGCATGTCATAGAGAGTCATGCCGCTAACGCCGTAGTTATTATCTCTGATGTCGCAGCCTGATATTTGAGGGTGATTGTTCAGCACGTAATATCCGACATCGTTCTGCCAAAACTGACAAAATGCAAAGTATGGCCTGCGATCATTCTGGCTGCCTGTCACTCCGCGCCTGAATTTCCAGATTCTAAGGCCGTGATTTTCTGAGAACTGCCATGACAGCGCAGTGGACATATCTATGCCGTCCGGACCCGAAGTCCCCAAACCCTCAAGCGACATGTCAGACCATCCCGCCTGCTGACAATCATCAGCCGTGCCATACCTGAACAATGGATTTGTTGCTCCATCTATAAGCTTGATCGTGGTAGCACTCCACCCTGCACCCCTGAAATTTACATTTGAAATCACAGGTACGTTTTGCGCTCTCCATAGTCCAGGCGGAACATATACGATCCCACCATCCACAGACGCTGCAGCTGAAGCAGCAACAAAGGCAGCTGTGTCATCAGCGCCACCAGTAGCGCCGTAATCTAGTATATTGTGGTACCCATCCAGGGAGCTTCCGCCGCCACCTGGCTGATTAACCCAAGCTGTATTATAATCTGTAGCATCAATTTTTGATAAAACCTGCCCTGTAGATCCCCCTGCTGGAACACCCACCCCATCGGGGCCCGGCGCTCCGTCAGATCCGGCAGGCCCTTGCTGCCCCGTCGCTCCAGCCGGCCCTTGCGGTCCATCAGCCCCTCGCGGGCCTTTAATGCCGCCCATAGTAAGTGCTATAGTCATAAGGTAACGTCCTCCTTAACGCTGATCATTAGTGTATCAGTGCTCTCAATAGTGCCAGACGGGTAGGTATATTGTATGTCCATATAGAGCGAGTGCGTTGGTGACCCAGGTCTGTAAATAGGCCATCCAGACGTATCCTCTTCCGTGAGATCAAACTCTCCATTTACTGGGTCGGTCTTGGCGACGGCTAGCGTTGACAGGAGCGTCCCGCTCTTATTGCGGACCTGTGACTCTATGGTGCAATTAGTGATGTCAACCGGCAGGCCGTCAGAGTCTTGAGCTATAAATGATCGGCGGAAAGTATCGCCACGTTTGTGTATTATCCTTAGCATGTTTTGGTCTCGTTGTTCCTGTACCGCATAAAATCTTTGCTCAATAAATGGCGGATCCGTTGCCCATGCTTGACTGCCTGATATTGTAACACTTCCGCCTGTTGCGTTGATTATGTTTGACAGCGCAAATGCGCTCATGCCATTAATTACAACCGACCCAGATATAGCATCGAGTATAGCGTACTGCACAAACTCTGCATTATTGCCTCGTATAATAACATTATCTGGCAATGCCTGCATCATAACTGCGATTGCTTCCGCGGTTTCGCCAGTGATTGTAATTTGCGCTGCTGTTGCGTTAAACACCTCTCCTGTGCCATCCGGCATAAAGGCGTCAGAGCCAGTAAGCGTAACAACTCCAGGCGTTGCAAACAAAGCAAGCTGCTCCACCAGTGCGGCCTGTGTCCCAGTTATTGTTACTGATCCAGAGACAGCGTCAAGCGTACTGGCGGGATATAGGGCAGTGTTACCAGTTACTGTTACCCCGCCACTGGTTGCAGTATCGTATAGCTCGCCAGTCAATAGGTCTGCAGCGTTACCAGTTACTGTTACACTGCCACTGGTTGCGTCAAGCGGCTCGATACTGAGCGGCAAAGGCGCATCCTCAAGCGGCCAGCCAGTGCCTGACAGTGGCACTGATATAGCCTGTATGTTCTCGGCAATCGATCCATCTATCTCACGAGTGCCATCTATATCCAATAACAGATTGCCAGCCTTACCTGCTGGCACTCTCGGCCCTCCAGACGCATGCGCAATCAGATCTTCATCTGACAGATTATCGTTGAGCAATATAGACACGCCATCGATCGCACCTCTCCAGTATCGATCAATGCCGCCTGCTACCCGTAACGACGAAAAATTGCAGGAGCCGTTATTTGATATAGATCCAGACAAAGATATTGATCCGCTACCATCGGCAATCCTCCGGATAGTTATCGATCCAGCGACTCTAGATACGCATACCGTGGTCCATACGCCTTCCGGCAGCTCTGATCCGGAATCTAAAAACGTGCTAGAGCCAAAATAGAACGACACATTGCCCGATCCTCCCGCGGCGGTCAGCCCCATGCTGTTTGCTGTTAATAATGCCCCGCCAGCCATTATGTACGATGCTATATCTTTTTGCGCGCCTGGAGCTTTATAGACCCTCGCCACAATACAAAAATCTGTAGATGCCGGTATCCAGTAATTGCTAGGTGTCGGTATGCTATACAAGCGCGTAGAATTTACAGCACCCATATTGATTACTGTCTGTTGCACTGGCCGAGTGATCGCCAGATGCCCTTGAGCGTCAGTGATAGCCACTGATTTCATCCACTTCTCGGCCACATCATCGTAGTTGGCTTGAGTGGTTGTTCCGAAAGCCGGGTTTTCAACGGACATCGATATTTCTGCATTAACCAAATATCGATGAAACCAAAGTCCTGTTACATTCGGCGTCTGTTCGACGTAGACAGGCGCCATCCCAAACTCTGCTATCGCGTTTGCTAGCATTGCAGCCGACGCGGCCGATCTTGTGGCAGGGTCTGCGTCTATGTTGGTAAAGGCGCTGTTAAATATTGGCGTATGGTATACGTCGCCATGATACTCAAGGTATACATCGCAAACGCCAGCAGTATCCGTAAGCACCGCAGTTTTTAATGCGGCTATCTCAGGCGAGGTGCCTCCCGCGAAATCTCTGTTCAGGTCGAGACTTGTGCCAATCTTGCCGCGTGAGTTTCCTTGTCGAAGGCCGTTTGGGTTTATATTGAAATACAGGTACATGTCAAAATTCTGGCGCATCCGTATTCCGTTGGCGGTAGCATTATTGATCAGCCAATCAATGGCCGCCACAAAAGTAGCCCACTGCTGCTGCTCTCCTGCTGCGTGCAAGCCTGCGCTAAAGATCATTTTGCGTTTGCGCCTGCCGTCACTGGTGGATCCGCCCCACGCAAGCTTGATGGCGTACATGTTATTGCCACCAATAGGTCGCCCAAGATCATCATTTCCCGCTGGCGAAACAGCAAAAACCCCGCTAGCATTAGCAGACGGCAAGGGCGACGCTATGGATGCGTGGTTTGTGATTAGATCTACTGCAAGGCTGTCAGCATCCGCTTGTCTGCCAGTAAAGTTACTGGATATATATATTACGCCGACTGGGAGTGGGGCTGGAAACGAAAATACCTGATCGCCACCAGTAAGCGTAACCGAACTAGCCTGCACCCATGTAACATGATCTTGTGTGTATACAGGTCGCCATGCTCCGGTCTTAGCGCCACCATCAACTTTGCCAGTCCATGGAACTCTAAATTCCGGTGTCTTGCCTCCGGCGTCATCTACCGCAAAGTAGAAATGCCTGTATCCTGGTGTTATATTATTTAGCGCCGGTCTTGGTGTTACTGTGATCTGCGGGCTAGCCCCGGAAGGGTTAACTATTGCAATGGTTGAAGGCTCAATATTGCAATTGTCGATGGCAGTTATTACCGTTATCTCGCTTGCCTGTAATTCTGTGCTTACCCCGGTTATTGATACTGCGCCTGGTACAGCATTCAGCGTTGCGTCGTCGGTGGCATCCCACGTGTCAAAGTAATTTACTCCGCCAGTGTTACTGGTATCAAAGACATTAGCCATTGCGCGCCCTTAGATTGCCGCTACCGTGACGCGCCCCGAGAAATGCCAGTCAAGCGCTGCCGATCCATTTTGCTTAAAAATCACCAAGTACCCAACCTGCCCAGCATCCAATGACGACGCAGCAAGATCAAGGTTAAATACGCCGCTTGCGTCTGTGGTGCCAGCTGTGCCAAAAACCACTGGCGCTCCTGCTGCTGTAGTTGAATCGTACCACCTGTATACTATTCCGGTTACTGACGCACGAGGGGCTCCCGACGCTCTGTCGCTCAGGACAAGATTTATACCTTTCCCTGTAGCTGTCGTAAACGGCAAGATTGGATCTGCGACGTCTGCGCCATAGCCTGTGCCAACCCTGGTAGCCACTTTGCCATTGACAATATCAACGATAGTCGAGCTTGCCGCGCTGTCAAAGTGCCACACGTTTTGCACGCTGGCTGCATATGGAGCATCTAATAATACAGTGGTACCATCTTGCAGGTCGAGAATTTCGGAATCGGATAGGCCCTTGCCGATCAACAGCGCATCCCATGATAGCGCGCCTCGCAGCATGCGATTCGGCGAGAGATCGCCTCGCCCACCATGTATCAAGATGCCACCGTTAGATGTCGATCCCGACACGCTGACCCCGGAAGTTGAAGACACGGAAGAGCGATTGTCAGGGTTGAGGTAACATATCTTGCTGTAAAGCATCCCCGAAATGCGCGTGGCGACATACATATGCCAGTCCCCGATGGGAATAGCCCCGCTGACCTCCTGGCTAGCAAGTGTGTTATATGCCGTGAGCATCTGCAAATTGACACCGGACTGAAGCACATGCGCGGTATTGGCCAGCGGTGGAGCGCTGCCTGTGCTCCAAAGGTACTGTGCAGCGGAGTCGCCGACGTCGCACCTGGCTATAGATATAATAGCCCAATCACTATCGGGAAGTGTAAAACTGGCGTCATCAGGGGTTGTATAATACCTGCTAGTATTCGTGATGCCTAGATCTACGGCCATAATAATAAACCTTTGTATTTACGTGCGTTTTGTAAAGTTGCGCAAGCTATATATGCGCGCGTCTGCGATTCCTGTAACATTAGTATCCACGTATACCCGCGCTAATGGCATCATCCCAAATAGCATAGCTGGGTCGTAGGCACCCGGGAAAGATGCAGTAAGCCCACCCCCGCCAAAGTTTGTTTTAGCTGCTGCGGATGCTACTCCGGTAGTAATGCCAACGCTCGATCCGTCCGCTGTCGCTGCTATGTATACAATATCGTACCTACCGAATCCTGCTGTTGCTGGTGCCCCTGTTAACAATAGGCTGGTGTCTGTACTTGCCGACTTATTGATATTGAGAGCATAGACTAGGCGGCCATAAACAAATGCAAGATTAGGGTATTGCTCTGGGCGTATCGGTGTTGCTTGTACGTCAGGGTTTACATGGTCGGCGGCTCCATCCAAAGCCAGATACATATCTGCTGATGATACACCTTGCGTAACCTTAAACCCATACTCCACGTAGTCGCCGTCACGCACATATCCTGGTGCGCCATCGATTGACCCGGATATAACGGCCCTCAGAGCCTGTACCTGCTGTCTTAGAGCCTGGATCTGTTGTGGGATTGTTGACATTTGGCTAGATTGATTGTTGTTTTGGTGGGGTGCAAGGATCGTCTATCTCTGAGAAATCTGACGTCCCGTCCTCATCCGCAGCAACCATCCTGCTCATAGTCACTGCAAAGCCCTGTAACAGCTCAAGCGTGATTTTACTACCAACGTTATTTGCTATCATGGATACAATATCTTGTCTTTCCTGTGGTTTCATTCGGCGCTCCTGAGTATATCTATTAAGTGCCAAAGATCCTCCCTGCGGAATACGCCTGCTGGCTTGCCGGTCTCTGTATCCTCGGCAACTAGCTGCGCGTATAGATCCCCGGTGAACTCGTACATTATAAAGGTCTGCGGATGGTGTGGGGTAAAAGTTCCATCAATTACATTGCCAACTCCTACTAAGCACCGGGCCATCTGCGCAGATTCTATGTGCTCGTAACTGATTATATCTTCAGACGTTACCGCTGGCTGCGTTAATTCTCGCATTCATCTCCTCTATCTTATCGTTAAGTTGTTGTATCGCTTTCACAATGATTGATTCCAAGCCATTGTAGTCCACCCCAAGCATGCCGTTATCATTCTCAATAACCGTGCAGTCGGTTACATCAGTAATGATACCCTTAATCTCCTGAGCGATAAACCCATGATATCTTTTCCCAGGCTGATCACGCATTTCATAGGTGCGCGGACGCATACGCATGACAAAAGCAAGCCCGTCTGTCTCGTCCATTATATTATCTTTCAGCCGCCTGTCAGAAGTTGATATTGCGGTAACTGTGTTGCCGGATCCCGACCAACTAACACCTGGCACGCTGGACGCGAACTGAATCCCAGCCCCAGCTGCATTGGCCGTCCCGCCGGGTGTGGCAAAAATTCTTGCCCAGTTTCCAGCCAAAAATCCGCCAAGCGAATTTGAATTTGTTGCTGTATCGGACGACACCGACGTTGCTGACCTCAAGTTGGCGACAGTGGCGGATGACGTTGTGGTCATGGTTCCCTGTACCTGCAGGGCAGGGCCAGATGAGGAGGCCGCTCTGACACCTATCCCGCCAACTGTTATGCCGTTGCCTATAACCCCAACCCCTCCTTGCCCAGACACCCCAGCACCAGTGCTGCTGTGAAAGCCGCGAACTGCCTCGAAAGATGCCACTGATGATACGGCGAGCACCCCGCCGCGCCCAGATAGACCTGAATCATTAATGACAGCACCCCAGCTACTGCCCCCAGAGCTTGTAAGACCATTAAACCTGGCCGTACCCGCAATATCAATGTTCGCGCTACCAGTAATGTTCCCAGCATTAACACTGCCAAGGTTGGCGGCAATTGCCGATAGCGTGGTAACATTAATCTTATCCGACGTTATGCTGTTGGACGCTATCCTCGCAGCCGCCAGCGTGCCTGTTGTGATAGACGACGCGTTAACCGTACCTCCCGCCTTCCATGTCCCGGACGTGCGAAACCACATGACTTGAGTCGCGGTATTCCAGTGCGCATTGCCATCAACCCCACCGGAAGGATCAGACGATGACTGAGTAAATAAATTTTCTGTCGCGCCTGGTGGCGGCTTAGTGCCTGATACATTGCCGTAATCCAAAGCAGTAATCGCCCCTCCACCAGCGCCAAGTAATGTGCCATTTGACGACAAAGTGATTCCGGAATTTTTAACCCCGCTAGGCGAAGTGCCGTCAATGTTTGCCGTGATATTGCCGGTTACTCCAGTACGCGCCCATGAGTTAACGATCGCTCCCTTCTCGATCCCTAGACTTGATTTTCTAGCTGCGACAATCCCAACTCGATAGCTCTTATCCATTGGCACGCCGCTAATAGTGAGATCGGTTGCGGACCCATCTACTGTAGCCAGTATGGGTGATGCAGTGGTAGGGTTTGTCGTACCTTCCAGCACATATAGGTAGAAAAATTCAGCCTTGCGCGCGCCCTGCGTGTATGACCATGTGAGCTTGATATCAACCGTACCGATACTGCTGGACGTGGTTGTAACTGCCCCAATGATAGGCTGATTTGACGGCGCTCCGGGTGCGCGAAAATCTGTCGTGCCGGTGTATGCAGTATCACCATTAGCCGCGTTGCTTTTGATGGCGCCAAAGGTTACGCCGTCAACAGTCGCGCTATTAACAATAATACTATTGGCGGCGATTGTCCCGGCAAATACTGGATTACCTGACGCATCGATACTCACGCTATCAACCCATGCCCCGTCTGACGACCGATTGTAACCCATTGCTATCCCGGCCGACGATATCCCAAGAGCGGGTTTTACCGACCCTGGCGCTGCAGATCCCTTATATACTGCGTCCTTGTGCTGGAAAGTAACCAGCGCGTTAGCCGCATCAACATTAAGCCTGTAATTGCTGCCTATGCCTGCAAGCACGTTTGTGACGCCAGCATTCAGCGCGCCTTGCAAATCAAACGTGCTGCCAGACGCATCAATAAGATCCTGCATGGTAGTGCTGCCGCCGCTGATTGTAACGGTATTAGCTATCACGCTATTGGCTGATACCGTGCCGAGGAATGTAGCGTTGCCAGCCGCAGATATCGCAACAGAGTTAACCCATGCTCCGTCTGACGACCGATTGTAACCCATTGCTATCCCTGCCGCCGAAATACCTAGAGCGGGCTTATTTGACCCGGGCGACGCTGTCCCTTGGTAAACAGCATCCTTGTGCCTAAAGGCCACAAATGCGTTAGCGGTATCAACGTCTAACCTGTAATTGCTGCCAACCCCTGCCAAGATGTCGGCCACTCCAGCGTCAAGCGCTCCCTGCAGATCAAAAGTGCCGCCAGATGCATCGATGATATCCTGCATGCTCATACCGCTACCGCTGACAGTAACGGTATTGGTTATCACGCTACCAACTATTAACTGGCCCTTAATTGTCGCGCTTTGGGCGGTTAGGTTGCCCAGCGAGTCAACGGAAAACTTCGGCGCGATGCTGCCGCCTGTTGTGAGCGATCCGTTATCAAGGTTAAACTGCGACCCGGTTGTGGTTGTCCAGTTGGTAGATTCTATAATCCCTGTCTGGATCTTCCCCCCGGTGATCCTGGTCATACTGGACTTATCTATGCCGCCAGTCGGGTTGCCGCTTATATCTCGTATCCAGTCGGCAATGTTCAGCTGGCCAAGTATGCTTACCTGATCCGCCATAAGCACAATGTCGCGGTCTGTAAGGATAATCCTTGCAAGAGCATCAGCCGATACAGCGTGCTCAAGCTTGCGCTCAGCATTATTAACTCTTGCCGCAAGCCTGTCGATAAGCGCCGCAATATCCAGCCCGGTTTCTGGGGCGGTTACAACTGCTGCCGTATTATCCGACTCTGTTCCTCCGCCATCAGGCGACGGCTGAAAATACAATGACATTATTCCGGCCTCCAATCTGTAATTGGTATTATAGGCGATCTAACTACTCTCATCCCGCTTAATCTGTATGTTGCCATGGTGGCCGCCCCCCACGCTCCCGGCGGTATGGTTACGTGTACATCGGTGGATGCCTCGAAGCTCCCGTCATCCAGCTCAACAAAGTTGGCGGCCGGGATATAGATTATGTCAGTACCAGCTCCTGGTGCCGGGTAATACTGCGCCTTGATCGCTGTAACCTGGGTCGTGCCCTCTTGCGCTCTCGCTGGCGTGCTGATCCTGTACTGCCCACCAATAAATGTGATCTCTCCCCACTTGGCTACCTCAGTGCTGCCGTTCGCGGCCACAAGATTGAGCAAGCGGAATTCCTCGTCGCGCTCGTCAGCAAAGGCAAGCTCCGCCCAGGTGACATTTGCACCTATGGTGGGAGCCGCAGTAAATGGCTGGGCAAACTGCACTGAGTTTACATCATTAGATGTTGCCTTTCTATATTCGATGCCATCCAGAGATGCCCAGAAAAATCCAGACAGATTGATATCTGGGAGTGGGTCAGATGCTGGCGCTATAACAATATCGTCCTTGGTGGATCCCGCTAAGATCTGGAACGTCCCGGTATTGAGTACCTCAACACTATTGACCAGCAGATACGATCCAAAGTCAGTAACTGTCACTTCTCTTGGCTCGGATTGCACACTGAACATCAGAGCAACAGCCGACGGTGTAGCACCTGTGGTTAACTCGACATTAGCCCTAAGCTTAACCCTTGACACATATCCGTCCGACTCAAGCGTATAAAATGCCCGCACATTTGTAGGCGCTGGCAAGCCAAGCTCAAATTCTGTCTGTACATTTACGACCGTGAGCGGTTTAGACCAAGGTGATTCTGCGTTGCTAAAAAATCCATGCAGCCCTTGTACCTGCCCGGTCTGCTTGGCCTGCAGCTCATACGTGCCCTCGCTCTCTACCTCTATATAGAGTGTCCCGGTATCCACGGATATAACCTGCCACGGATCCCCTGCTGTTGCGTCCCGGTATCTCACAAAAAACCTGCGGTTTGCCAGTGGCGTACGTACGTCCACATCGCTGACAGACCCGGACACAAAGATGCGTCGCTTAAACTCTCCGCTTGCTATATCTCCTTGGTACAGCTCGGCATAAGCATGATCTATAATAGGCGCATCCAGTTGTACGGGCACTAGCTTGCCGGTTATCTGTGTGTTAAATGGCGGGATTGGTCCGGTATCTGCGGTATAGATTGCTGGCGCGTAATCCACCAAAAAGATTTGCGCTACAAGATCAGACTGCCTACGGATGCTGTGCACAATCAAGTCAACGCCAGTGCTATCGGCCACATTAAACATTGCCAAGTCATCAGCTACAGGCGCGCTCGCTATAGGCAGCGGGGATGCAAACATCAGAGTATTGGTGTCCCCGTCAACGGTATTGATCGTTAGCACCAAAGATGCACCGGATAGCATCCGAAATCTGCACGCATATATCTTGCCAGACTCCATGGATACGGTCTCGTCCAAAATTACGCCTGTAGCATTAGGCCCAGACGTGATAACAGATTTAACCCGGCCCCAATGATCACCCCATCTCGGTATATCGTGCAGCACTTTAACCAGACTATTGCGTGCAAATGTCAGATGCTCAAAGTCCATATACACGCTATACATTTCGGGCCGCAGCCGTGCTTGGGCAATATGGAATCTGCCAAACTTCCAGGCTAAATCGCTATCGGTTATGCCTCTAAACTGCAGCGCCTCGATCACGGTTGCGTTGCCAGAGTTATACCCGTCGTCGTATGCGATAACCTCATCCGCCAGATAGTCCTGGTCCTGGTTGTTAAATCCAATTTTAAAGCCGTGGGGCATATCTATTAAAGACTTGGACGAACTAAACCCCCAGCTATTGCGTGGGGTTATATGACCGTCGATACTGCGAGCCATTCCATCAACTGTAACGGACCACATATGCCCGAATCTCTTATAGGGAGCAGCACGACCGGCGAAAGCTATATCGCTGATCGTATCCCATACGCTTTGTATCTCATCATGTACCCGGTTGTACTTGTATCCTTGCGTCTCGCAAAAATCATACCACTCACCTAACAGCACATCATCAAGCGCAGACACATCAGCACCGCGCACGATCGCTTTATGGGTTAGCGCTGCGCGGAACAGCGCTGCCGGGTTGCTAGATGTACCAGTCGGGACTGACTCCCAAGCCCCTCCGCCCAAATGCTTGCATGCATACGACTCCACCATACAATTAATTATATCAATCTGATTTTGCGCCCCCTCTGACGCCTTGATGCGCATGGCAATCTGTGCCATCTTAACCGGGTAATTTAATGGAGGGTCATTGCGTATGCCTCGCATAGCCGACCAGTAAACCTTATCCGCTGTTTTTTCAGAAGGGTCGTCTACGGTTGCGCGGAACAGGCCGATGTCATAGCTTTTAGTCCTGTCAATTTTTGATGTAAGCGTCCGGCGAACCATAGATGTTGTTTTACCGGTAACAGTAAATGCAGACGGGGGATCAAACGATCCTTTAGAAACATTTATGTGCGTTCCGGTGGAAGATATAATCAGTTTGGACTTGCTCGGCAGTGGGTTGTGCACTATCCCGCTAACTGTTCCGGTAGGGCCTAATGTAAAACCTCCTAGCGTGGTGAATCCTGGCATACTTCCGCCAGCACTGCCTGGATGGATTTCAACAGCTCCACCCATGCCTGGCAACACGACTGCCCATCCTCCAGTATACAGCTCCGACTTAGCCTTGCTTATCCCAGAGTACGTCCTGATAGTATCAAAGTCATTCCACGGTCCAGATCCATGCTCGCGCCACCTGACCTTTATATCTATCGTTACGCTTGTCTTTTTGCCTTTTTTGTTGTAATGCACAAGCCCCTGCGGGAATGCGATATCAACAGCAACCTCATCATAGCCAGCCGCTAACGTGCGGTCTACGTACCCGGCAGAGTTTTCCAGCAGCGCGTCGAACCTGTCTTGGTGGACAACATTCGGAACGATCGTAATTGGAGCGTCATGCTCCCATCCCTCGCGCACCTCTACCGATGACGTGCCGTCGTCAAATCCTGGGTAGGACGCAATGGGAGTGTCGCCTATCCGTATGTCGTCAATCTTTACCGGCCCAGCCATATACAACAGGACGCGCATGTACTCGTCGTCGTCGACTATCTCAGTGTAATATTTTGCACCCAGCGATGGGAAAACCCTGTGCTTGCCTAGCACCACCATTACTGGCGAGTATGGCGCAAGTTGGTTGCGTGCCCCGGTTATCTGGTATGTTGGCGAGTCCTGTTTTTGCGCTTTTGGTGGGCGTATTGGAGCAATTGCATTGATCAGCATCATACCTACAAAACCAACTACTGCTGCAGCGATCCCGGCAGAGATTTCCACCGACAGTAAAGGTATAGTAATTTCCGGGATAAAAGGAGTAGCGAACACCAAGGCCATAGTTAGCAATATGCGCAGCGGTGATTTTCCGCCGCCTCGAACCGGCATATATACCTCGACAGATTGCCCGACTCTCGGCATATACTCCCACGATCCGCGCGGCAAGTACTCGCCATCTACCATCACGTCGTAGTTGCCAGTCCGCAGTATCTGCGGTATCCCTGCGTCATCATTTGCCAGACGTACTATGTCATTGATCGTACTGCCAGCTGGAACTCCAAGCTCTACTGGCTTGGCAAAAGGCGCTGGCGCGATCTTAACTGGTAGCTGTTGCATATATCTCCATTGATGGATGCCGCACGACCTCGTTAACCCGCTCCCTCCATAATGGGGATGCAATGGTCTCGATCGTTACCCCGCAAGGGTTATCACAATGGATAAATCTCGAAGAGTCAATCATTATGCCGACATGAAACGCATGCCTGCCAGTGCGCAGTGACACCATGTCAAACTCATTTAGTCGTCCGTCTACCTTGCGCCATATATTGCGCTGCGCAGTCATCAGGCTGGCTATCTCTATGTATTTTACCGGCGTGCGATCATTAAAAACCCCGTCATAGCTCGGAATGGCAATGCCTAGCTCTTGCTGGTATATCTGACATACCAAACCCCAACAGTCCAGTCCATCCATGCCTCTCCCGTCCGCCAAAAATGGGACCCCTATATACTTGTCAGTCCACGCCGTCATGCAAAAATCCCCGGGGTTGTCCCAGGAGTTGCCATTAATCCCGGGAATGGCTCCCTGGTGAGATCATCAACCACCAGTGCCATTGATATGGTGGCCGCATTGTAGCTGATAGTGCTGATCATATACTCCGGGAAAAGTACGTCTACCGTGTCGAGTGCGTTGTCCATGACAAACTCTATTTTAACCTTAGCCGGGGTTGCCACCGCGCGGATTGCCTGCGTCATCTCCCGACCAATATTATCAAGCTCTAGTGTCATCTGCCCTCCTCCTGCATCATCATCATCTGGCAGCTTGAGCGTCATTGGCAAAAACACGTAATTATTGCCCCTGGAAACCGTACCGTAAATAACTCCCACAGACGAGGCAGTTATACGCATGGTGGGATCGGCTGATATATACAGCGTCTCGGCCATGTCAGGATGCGTGATGGTAAGCAGCGCTATTGGCACGCGCCCGGTTTCGGACGCGTACGCGGCCTGCCGGAAGTTTAGCGATATGATCGTCATGTGTCAAATACTTGCAAATAAATGTTGACAGCAGTTAATAATATGTATACAATGGACTCATCAATCAAACAACAAGGAGCCTAAAATGAAAATCGCACTCTTACACAAATACTTCGACGAAGAAAAACTCGAATCAGTAAAATCAGAAATGTCAGTATTGGGAGCACCAACAATCAAAGCAGTGTGGCTCGAGCACTTGGACTTATTCGCCGCGTTGGAAGGCTGCCACAGAATCCGCGCAGCTGAAGAACTTGGCCTAGACGTGATAATAGACGAAGTTGAATACAGCGAAGACACCATAGAACTAAATGAATTTGGCGACATTGCTTTGATCAGCGACATATGCGACGGAGCAGCACACGCCAAAATCATGGAAGTATCTCAAGGCTAAGAGCCACATCATAAAACAGGCCCGGTTTAGTCCAGCTGGGCACCTCTGCGAAACGCATTTCAACAGCCGCTCCGGTATCTGGATCCGTCCAGCTAAAGCGTAGCACGCCTGATTGTGTGGTGA